ATGGCAAATACACTGACCATCGACTCTCTACTCCCTTCCCTTAGCGCGACATACGGAGCCACCTCACAATCACCCAAAAATCCTACCAACATTCTTGTAGCCCTTTCTAAAATATTCAACAGCCCCTCCCAAGGAGCACCTCAAAGAATAGTTCAACAAGGTCTTGGACTTACAACCTGCACGTCTATATCTCTTTTAGTAACACTTGAGCAAGTCAAAGAGCTACACGAACTATTACTCTTGTACACTTCAAGATGGCAAGACGATCGACTCACAGGCATAGTATCGCTACTACAGGATATAATCAACCGGGCTCGGAAGACGCGGCGTTGCTATCTTTCTCCAACTTTCATCGCAAGACTTCGATCTGTAGTCAGAGTCCAATTAAAGAAGGAGTTACGAGCCATGATTTCAAGACGTACAATAGATCTGTTCGTCATGTGTTCTGCACCACAGGAGTTCACGTTCAACCCATTTCAAAACAGAATAGCCTTGACGAACGAATCGATAACAAAGATATACGAAGACGTGACTCGAAGGAGCGTAGCAGACACAGCTTTTCAATGGTTTGGAATGGACTTCGGCGTAACACCTTACAGATATGGGAATCATGTGTACACGAACGATTCTTTAGCAATGATAGAGCCAAGCAGTCATCTTTTAGCGATGGGCCAGGCGATTCAGAACCAGGCTTATGCGGAGATTTTTGCTCAGAGTGTACCATTCTCGTCGCCCCCCCAGTGTGTACCNNNNGGCGAATTTACTCTCGCAGCGTGTCCTATGGCCAATAGAGTTTTGAAAGATTCTTACACCTGGTATTCCAAGGCTTTTAATGTCCAACAACGGGCTAGAATGATACCCAATTTTTGGAATGAGGATCTAACAGACGTGAATTGGAATTCAGGCGGTAATACATTTGGTTTCCCCACATGGATAACTGATAGCACTATTAAATGGCAATACACCCTGTACTTCATCAAAGATTACATTAACACCTTTACTGCCCTGTATGTCATGCGAGGTTAGTCACGGGGAGCTTGGTCCCTCATTTTGGAGACTCATCAACTCCACGGTGCGGAGCGTTATTTGCCCCTGGCATGCCACCTTGAT